CTGTTCATCAATATAATAATGATGGATGTCTTTGTCGTAGATTTCCTGCCGTTTGGCATCACGGGCACGCCAGAGCAGTTCTTCCGGTGTCGGCTGTGGTTCCGGTGTCAGTGCCATATACCAACACTCGAGCGGTGATGCCTCCGGATAGTCGTTATGATACTGTTCCTGCTCTTCACTAAGCAGGAGATAAGCGCCATCTTCGTAATTTTCGATATTGTCGCCAACAAGATAGGAATCAGGCAATTCTTGTTCCAATTCCAAAAACTGAATGTTTTTTTGAATATACAGCATATTGTCTTATTTATATTTCATGTAACGAAGTATTATGATACCGGAACCGCCTGCGCCAGAATAGCATCCTCCTGAGACATTGGAACCACTTATATAAAAAGAACCTCCTCCTGAGCCCGTATTGGGTTCTCCATTAGTAGGTCTTCTCGAAATATCTCCGACATAACCGATACCACCGCCACCTGGTGCTGATCCGGAACTATATTCTCCACCACCTCCACCACCTCCGGCGTACAATTTATTATTGAACGGGCATCTGGTAGTACTCCCTTGACCGATTCCAGGCATATCACCTGCTCCATTAGAACCATCACTTCCACCAATATATCCTGCCGTCTTTTCTGCAGGTCTTCCACTACCACCACCTGATCCCCCATCGCCCCCTATTCCGGAATATCGACCTCCATTTCCGCCAAGAGCTTTTATTGAATTAGATTTAAACCAGGACTCTGACCCTGGAAGACCATTCTTCTGATCATCGTAAGCAGACATCGAAACTACACGATCTCCCCCTTTCCCTATTGAATAGCTAACAACACTTTCTGGAGTAACAGGCACATCAAGATATGTTTTAACATACCCCGATCCGCCCCCTCCACCACCTCTTTCAGGGCCTGACGATGCACCAGAGCCACCGCCACCAACAATGAATACATCAACAAATTTACAACCAGCTGGCACCATCCATGTACCGGATGATTTTAACTCTTCCACAACTTCTACCAATTCTCTCTTTCCCATCATCACCCTTCTCTTCATCTCTCACCTCCTTTCATTATACTCTCACGACAATTATCCCATGTTCTTTTTTCAGCGATACCCCTGTGGCTTTACCAGCTGGCAGTTCAACGCTTGTTTCCTCCGATTGCCAGCCCGAACCGTTTGGGATCGGTTGGTTAATCGTTGATCCGGTGTTGTTCTTAATGGACAGATAAAACTCCTGCATCTCCGGTACGCTTCCTATATTCGCAAAGTTGATCGCCTGCACAGATGTACTCGAATAGGTAAAACGCAGGTTGTAGGGCGAAGAGGGAAGAGCCGCCAGAGACTCGACATCGACATACTCTTTCAACCTCAAAGAGTCCGATACCTTCGTTTTCTCTTCATTGCTGTAATTATTGTCGGTATGGACATAAGCAGCGTCCTTGACCGTATGATCGTCATTCTGTAACTGGGATAGCCTTGTCGGAATCGCCTGCTGAACGTTTGTGATGCTCTGGTTCAGCCCGGCGATGATCCCTTGCAACGTCTGTGTGTCCTCTACGTTGGCAAGGAAGGCAATGATCTCGTTGAACGATTCGATGGCACTCGATGCGTCACCCGAAACGAGCGTGTTGACTTGCTGCTGCAAGGCTGTCAGCGCGTTCCTGATTTCCGTGTCGTCGTAGCTTTCCCCGTCCTGTCCTTCGGCTACCACCCCCGTATCTTCTTCGCCTATTTTCCAATGCTTGGTTTCCGGATCGATCGAAGGAACCGGGGCATCGTTTCCCCGAAGGTTCGGGGTGTCGAACTTACCTTCAGCCGTCGTGATCGTCAGGATATAGGTCGTGGCATCATTCGTTTTAACCGTGACCTTCACCTCCTGCATGACGGCCGGCAGCTGGGCAAACGTATGAACGCCATCAGCCAGCTTCATGTTGAATTTACCGTTTTCCAAACGTTCAAATAACCAGACTGATGCAGGATAGACGGTTACGTTATCGGCCCATTCGGCGGTCGTCTGTTCGATCTGTTGATAAATAAATGCACCTTTCTTACTCATTGCTCAAATATCCTTGTTTTATCGTTCGTACTGATTCATTGTAATAATTGGCTCCTGTCAGATAAACATTACCGGGCAAGGCTGTACCGCTGCCGGATTCCTTCCACGAAGCTTTTCCCCCGGCAAGATCATAAAGCCGGTAGAACACATATTCTCCTTCTTCCGCTACACGTACTTCATCGCCGATACGAAAATTGATGGTTGTACCGTCGGTATTGACATAGCTCAATGTATTTTCGTCCGGGATAGCCTCTAACGTCGGGATCTCCGGTTTGTTCTTGATGTAGTTCTTATTGACAGGATCGATAACGTTCCAGTCGGGTTGCAGTCCACTGATGACTCCTTCGGCGGCTTCGGCTGCACGATTGGCGCGGTCGGCGGCTGTGTTGGCCTTGCCGGTTGCGACTATGGCATCTTCCTTTGCCGTATTAGCAGCCAAAGCTGCCGTATCCGCCAGTCCTGCCTTTTCATTGGCCAGAGTAGCGGCAGCTTTGGCTGTATTTGCCGCCTTGTCTGCATTTTCTTTTGCCGTGTTTGCGGCTAAAGCTGCATCCGTCGCCGATTTTGTAGCAGTCTCGGCAGAAGCTATGGTATCATCCGCACGCTCTACAGCCGCATTAGCATTTTCGGCGGCAGTTGTAGCCGAGGATGCTGCTTCATTCGCTTTATCTGTTGCGGTATTGGCATTTAATGTTGCCGTGTCAGCTTTTCCTGCGGCATCATTGGCCTTTCCTGCGGCTATATTGGCTTCAACAGTTGCTTTATCTGCTTCTTCCTTTGCCATATTGGCTGAAGCTGCTGCGGTATCGGCATTCTCGGCTGCGGTATTGGCTATACCGGCTTTTTCCTCCGCCAATGCAGCGGCAGCAACAGCCAATTTGGTCGCTGCATCAGCATCTCCGGCAGATTGAGTTGCTTGACCAGCTGCGGCATTTGCTAAAGCTGCGGCATCATTTGCAGCCTTGGTTGCCGCCTCTGCGCTCACTTTTGCGGTGTTTACATTCGATATAGCAGTATTAGCTTCCTCCTTAATTTGGGACATCTGTTCACGAACCTCTTTTGCCGCATCCGTTGCCGGCTTCATAAGTTCGGCCTTATCAGTCTCTGTCAGATCAGAAAAATGCAGTTTCAATTGATCCACTTCTGCTGGTGTCAGATCGGAAAACTTCATTTTCAATTCTTCACGGTCGAAAATATCCACGTATGCACTATCCGGCTCACCTTCGTATTTCATTTGAAGTGTACCGTTCAACTTTCGAAAAACCGGCTTCTCTCCTTTCGGCCCACGAATTTTCTCAATTTCCAACAGATTCTGCCAAGCACCATTAGCTCCTTGTTTCCAAAGGATGTATTTATCGTTTATCCCTAAAAACGCACTAAGGCCGGGATCGCCCTGTTTACCTTTCATTGCAGAGGGCAAAGCACGCTTAGGTCTCCCACCCTGAATGATCAGGATCATATCATTATCGGTTATTGTTCCAGCTGCCGGAAGCAAATTAGCCCTGATTATTTCAAATTCTTCTGCCATATTAATTGAAAACTATTATTCTACCTTGCTCATCTGCCAATAACCCCAAATCCGGATCTTTCAGCACACGGTAACGAACATCACCGCCGGCATCTATCCAACTCACTACGGGAGCAACAACAGAAATAGTGAATCTTGCCCCTATCCGGTTCTCCTGCCAGACTTCCACAGAAAAGGACGGGCAATCCGTATAGTACACCTGAATGATACCATCCAACGTCTTAATATATAATTCCTGATTTCCTACACCGGATATCTGGCTAAAGAATGCCCGATAGTTATTCAGAAACTCTTCCACACTGCCGGCCAACATCCAAAGGGACAGTTTTATTTCCCGATGCAGGGTTTTGATTGTCGAAAGGTCTACCGTACGGCCATCGGTGAACGGCGCCTTAACCGCAGGATATTTCAAGATGTCCTCCTGGTTATCGTCCGATCCTATACCGAAGTCTGCAAAGTCTATCCCATTAATCGCATACTGCCCGCGAAGCCCGATACCGCCGGCCGGAGTTGCCGGATAAATGGCATGATTGTCCTCGACAAAAGAAAGTTCAAACACAGATACGTTCTCCCCTGCATTAAATGGCACAGGCTGTTCGTGAGAAGAGCCGACATTGAAGCGTAAGCGGTTGGTCATACCGGCAATAAGATTGAATTCCCGATAGCCCGGTGCGGACAGATCAGCAACAAACTTTCTATACCCAGACCAGAACTGCTCAAGCGTTTCTGCCTTCATGAGGAATTTCAACTTGACGGTCTTAGGTTCGAACTCCACAACCGACAGATCGGGATCGATTCCGTCGGCTTCCGCCCAGTTGTTATATTTGACTGCCTTACGTTTGGGGTATTTCAGAAGATCATCAAAAGAACCTTCCAATAATTTACATCCCCATTCAGTATATACGTCTTTTCCGTCTATTGTCATAATACACGTGTTGTATGGTCTTTATGAGTTATTACCTTACCGCCAGCGTTCTTTACGAACACCACGGCATAGTTACTCGCATGGATCTCGGCTTCCGCCCCGTGCATCAGGATCACGTTGTAGCGGCCGATCGTATCAAAATGAAGGATTGCCTTGGAACCGGCCAAGAATACCTTCACCGGATTCGTCAGTTTCACGTCCGTCTCGATATAGATTCCCATGCTTTCGGCCTTCTTGCCCCGGAACTCTCGTAATTGTTCCATAGACGGGAAATTATTCTTCGTGCAGAACTCCGTACCCTGCGGTGTCAGCAGAAGGCGCATAAGCTCTTCTTTGTTTTCCGTGCCATGCAACAACCGGCAGGCACCTAACCGGTTTGCTATCTCAAAAAACTCTTTATCCATAATGCTACATTTTTACTTTTACGTTAATAGTACCTTCCAAGGCATCAACCGTGCCTCTAGTGTTTTCCGATATCTTACCGGCAACCTCTTTGATCTCTCTCGTATTCTCGGCGATCCGATCGGTATTCTTTTCCACTTTATCTGATAGTTCGCGGATGGCCTTCACATCTTCCCAACCTCTGGATTGCATATCATAGATCAGCTTCATTTGTTCCCGGATCGGTTGCATACTGCCGCGGATGTCTTCCAACAGGACACGGACGGCCCCGGTCTGACCGGCCAACAAGTTTATGCTTTCTTGAGAGGCTTTGGCATACGCGCCTTTCAGGGTATTTTCGGATATATCTTCTTCTTTCTCCGGCTCTTCCACCTTATCTTTCATCAGGCTATCAGCCCAACCGAACTGCCTGTCAATCTCTTTTTGCAGTTCTTCCGCCATATTATAGATATAATCCTGTTCCCAGCCGGAAAGGACATTGTCGGCATAGAACTCTTTCAGCTTGTCACGGATCTTCTCCATCGCACCGGAAGATTCCGTTGCTGCCTTGATGGATTCAGTGACCATCTGCCGCATCATCTTCTTAACAGCCTCTTTCGCCGATTCTGCTCGGTCCTCACCGGCAGCCCACGCCTCGGCTTGTGCGCTTGCGAAATTGTCAATGGCGGATTTCAAGTCTTCCCCGAAGATGGCATCTTTAGCCTTCTCCTTGTTTTCTGCTATGGCTTCATTAATCTCGTCAATCTGGTTTTGCCATTCCTTTATCCTATCCTTATCGGTTTTCTTTTTATCCTGTTCTTCACGGATTTGTTGCTGGATTAAAACTTTCTGTTGTTCCAAAAGTGTGTTCTGCTGATCGATCAATTGGGAAGCATCATTCGAATAAGCCTTCTGAATGGATTTATCCAGTTTTTCGTATGATTTATCCAATGCGGCGATCTGATCCTGTAACCGCTGGATACGTTTCTCGTTCTTCTTGTCATGGATCCTGGCGATGGCACCGGCCAAAGATGTAACCACACCGATAGCGGCACCGGCAGACGCACCGATCGGACCGAACATAGCACCGGCTTTCGCACCGTTCATGGCAGAACTTACAGTATCCATTGCCACACTGAAGCCTTCGGCTATCCCGCCGAATACACCACCGAACGAATCTCCGAGCTTCGAAAACGTGTCAGAGAGGAACTGTCCGGCCTGCATGATCTCATTCATGCCCTCCTCTATCTCAGCCAAACCCTCTTTTAACTTCTTGGCATCACTTTCAGAGGTAAATACTTTTTTTAGGCCATTTGAAACTTTATTAAAAGAGGTCTCCATTTGGTCGGCTTCACGACGAACATTGGCTATTTCATCCTTGATGGCCTTCAACTGATCCGGTGACTTGCGAAGCACATCAAACTGCTCTTTGGTAATACCGAATGAATTATCAGATGAATATTCCCCTTTTTCAAGAAAAGACAAGAATTTTTCCGCTTCATCCGCAATGGCACGAATAGAGGTGATATTCTTTTTACTCATATCATCAAACAACCGGGTGATGATGGAGGTGCTCTTTTGGGCTTCATTATCCACGTCCGCCAGCTCTTTCTTCATACCTTCTGCAAGGGAAAGCCGTTCACCTTCCGTTGTGGCTTTTGCTATCTTCTCATTATAAAGCTCCGTGATAGCCTGACGCTTTTCCAAATATGAACCATATTCTTTCAAGTATTCGTTCATGGCGCGTTTCTCTTCCTCCAGTTGTTCCTTATTCACATTGGAGGTCGATTGCTCTCGTTTAACGTATGAATTGACCAAAGCGGTATGAATCTCGACCGTCTGTTCTTTGCTCAGTTTGCCGCCTTGCGCGTCTTTCCACTCTTTCTCTTTGGCGAGTATGGCTGCAATCTCATTGTCATAATCGAGGTTTATCTGGGCAATCTTCTTGTCGGATCCTTCTTTCATCAAGTCGATTTCGGACTGTTGATTTTGACGGCGGAAGGATAAAAGTTCGTTATGAATCGTTTTTTGCTGTTTGAGTTGCTTATCCGCCTCTTTCTTTTCTTGTTTTTCGCGCTTGGTCGAATCAGAATATTTGTCTATTTGCGTTTGCGCCTCTTGTATCTGTTTTGTATACTTGCTCCAATCTTCAGAGTTCTTTTTTGATACATCCAAGGCATTACGAGCAGCTTCTGCATCCTGTTTCTGCTTCTCCCAATAGGATTTATTCTGTACAACAGAGATACTATTCCTCGTTAATGAATTGATCTTTCCTGTTGTCTCATCTATCTGCTTATTCAAAGCATCAAGCCTGATACTACTAATGATATCAGGAACACCCACCCACACAGAAGCTATATCCTCTGATTCCGTCAAAGTTTTATCAAGTTCATCCCTTTCCTCGATAAGTTTTCTTTTCACATCCTCATAATGCTTAACCTTCTCTTCAACAGGAGTGTTAGCCTCCCATTGGGCTTCTTTTATTTTATCTATTTCTTCCTTATGGAGTTTTGCAAGATTATTAGCAGTATCAAGTTGCTTATTAAGTCGTTCTACATCATGAATCCATGAATTACCAGATTTATTGTACGGAGAAGATTCTGTCTCTTGTATTTTCTTTTTAAGGTCCTCTATTCTTTTCAGATCAGCCTCATAAGCCTTAACCGCATTGTCTATTTCTCTCTTCTCATTGACAGATGATAACATCTTATTTTGCTGATCCTGAGGCAAATTCTTAAACTCTTCGAGACTCACATTTCCAAGTTCGGGAAACAGTTTTATCAGCTCTTTGTATGCCTTAACCTGCGAATAAACAGATTCAGTCTCACTATTTATTTTTGAAATCAGACTGTCTGTTTTAGAGGTAAGTTCCTGTTTCCTGTGCGCGGCTTCTTCTTGTTCTTTATTAAGTTGCTTTTGGGCTTTCTCGACAGCGGTTGTACTATCATGAAGAACCCACATAGTAGCGGTAAAACTGGCTACGATGGTGGCAAGTAAAACATAAGGATTAGCTTTCATTGCCGCATTTAAAGCCAATTGAGCGACAGTCTGCGCTTTTGTCATAATTGTTTGGATTCCTTTTGCGGCCGCATCTACCCTTGCGGCAACAGCCCAACTACGAGTTAATGTAATACTGGCTATCAAAGCAGTCCGATAAACTCCATAAGTAGCAGCCAACCCAGCCAATACCTTACCTATCGTTTCATAGTTTTCTATCAACGAAGTGGTTGTTTGGATACCCTTAATTATGACACCCTCCGATTTCTGCCCCAATTCATTGAATACTGAATCCATCGCATCTTGCATCATGGATAGCTGACCGTTGATAGTTTTTGAAGCGTTCTCGGACATATTATAAAATTTACCACTTGCCGAAGTAGCATCTATAAACGCCTGTTGTACCATTTCTGCGGAAATAGCCCCCTTAGACATCTCATCTTTGAGCGCAGCAATAGATTTTCCGGTCTTATCTGCCATGATTTGCAACGGATTGAATCCGGCATTAATCATCTGATTAAGATCTTGCCCCATCAACTTTCCTGCTGCCGACATTTGAGAGAAAGCCAACGTAAGCGAGTTAAACCTTTGGGTATCTCCCATAGAGACATCGCCAATAGCCTGTAAATAACGTGGTACTTTCTCGACCTCGATATTAAAGCCTAACATCATCTGCGTAGCTTGGGTTACATCAGAAAACTCAAGAGGAGAAATCTTTGCATATTCACGGACTTGTGACATAAGTTCATCCGCCTTTTCTTTGCTTCCAAGCAAAGTTTGAATAGCGGTGTCTACTGCTTGAAACTCGCCACGAACACGAACCATGTTTGACAGAAACTCCTTAATGGAGTATCCTCCCAATAATTTTTTGCCGACATTAGACATCGCTTGTTCTATCTGCTTTGTCACACCGACATTCTCTATACCCTCCTGTCGATATAAAGTATACTCGTCACGTAGTTTTTTTACCGATAGTCGTGCATTAGCCTGTTCTTGCGTTAATCCAAATAAAGCAGCTTTCTCTCCATCCAAGGCCTTGCGTGCAGCGTTGTATTCTTCCAATTTCTCATTAGCGGACAATGGATTTCTTTTCAATGCAATACGATAGGCCTCTCCAAGTCGTTTTACATCAGTCTCTACATCTTTAATAACAGCTTTTTGAGTGATAATTTTTTCTGATAATCCGTTTACAACTTGCGAAGCATCGAATATTTTCTTTTTAAAACCTTGGTTTATTTCATTGCCTGCACGTACTGCGGAAGTGACAAGAGAATCCAATTCTTTCGTATTTTTAGCAAGTTGAACTTCCATTGCCCGGAAAGTAGCCGGAGAAGTATTACTATCCATCCCGGCAATAGTAGATTTTAACTTATCTATCTCTTCCCGTAACTTAATGACTTTTTGATAGTCAGCTTCTATGTGAAACGCTAATTTAGGCATACATCAATGTTTTGGATAAAAGTACATCAGACCAATAAAGTAGTAGAATTTTATGGGAATAGATACATGACAATGAAAAGATTGTCGTGAATATAGAATCATGCTCCTCTTTTTTGTCTCATAAGATCCTTTCCCGACATCTTTTTTACTTCAGTTTTCTCTTTGTCCTCATAGACAGCCCTCGGTTTATCAGCACTCATCAAGAGCAAAAGAAGATAAGGAAGATCCTCATACACCTCCCTGTAAGAAAGGTTCAAATTTTCCATGAATAAGGTAATACTTCCTACGATGGTATTGCCTCCTACTACTTGGGTTTTACTATCAGATTTGCCAGCTCCATCGCTAACTGGCAGACTACGAAAAAATCACGTCCGGTTATTAACTCAAAAGCGACAAAATACGCTTGCAATAATTCTTCTTTAGAACCTGAAAGCATCTGCCGTTCGAGGCTTTCAGCTCTTTTTTGATAATTCGGGACATCACCAACCACCAAGAATGAAAGTCCCTTGACGATATTCTCCAAATTGACAGGAGCGACCTTCATTAATTCCCGCACAGTGCCATTTTCCGGTAAATCGACCTTACTTAAATATTGGGTAGCCCTCATTATCACTTTGATAGAAGGAGCTTTGATTACATATACTGTTCCCCCTACAACAATAGCTTTTCCATAAGTACCGGAAAGTAACTCTGATATGTTTTTTGAAACCTCACTCATAGTTTAAATATTAGAGGGTGATTGCTCACCCTCGTCATTAACTTATCCACCCAAAGTTGTATCCTCCCCGTCTTCCCAGCGCTCAATAGGAACGCCGGCTTTGGTTGGTTTCAACGCCGTAAAAACAAGGGCTAAGCCAATTGCCTTTTCATTCACTTTACCAGAAGCAGAAACACCGGCACGAGGAAAAATAATTTTCACACCATCTTCAGTTGTGGCACGGACGGTAAACTCTTTACTCTCTACATGGTCGGCACGCTCCCATGTGCCCGGCTTACTCTCTGACCCCGCCGTAAACTTACCACCTTGGAATTTAGCCTTAGTCTCAAGATCATACATACCAATAGAAGCATTGATCTTAACCGCACCCGGCTTTTTAGAGGAATAATAGGTATTTCCAGCTACATCTTTGTAATCCTTAACCTCCGGATCTTCATCCTCATAAGTGAAGGTGTCCTCATGAACTACCGGGACTTCTTCAAAAACAGAACCTTCGGCACCACCAGCCCCGATCGGCGCAACCTCCAGCTTCTGAAGGTTTACCACCACAATTTTTTTATTCTCTGCCATAATTATTTTACATTTAAAACTTCAAACAAAACACTAACATTCACATAATGACACTTTAAAGCAGTATCCGCTTCCGTTCCTATATTATAGATAGAATAGCGATAAAAAGAACCATTATAGGAACCTGTACTCCTTAATATCTTCATAGCTTGTCTTTCAAGCTCATTCAGTCGGATAGAGTTGGCTTCATTCTTGCTCAAATCGGGCACACAAAGATTCACTTCTGCGAAAGACTTCTTCCAATAAGTCCCCGGCTGTTGCTTCTTCGTGTGAATGACAATCCTTTCGGACTTCAATTCACCCGTCAGCGTTTCCCCGTTGGGTACTATGCTTATTCCGAAAGCCTTGCAATCCCGGTAGAGAATGTTTCCTATGTCGGTAGTTACTATCATCCCAATGCTTTGATACGTTGATTGAGAATGTTCAAATACTCGCCCATATAATCACGCTGTTGCAGAAGCAAATCACGTTGGTGTTCATTTTTTACAACTTCTTCAAACTTGGGAGTATCTACAAAAGCACACAGCTTACTAAACTTTTCGGCTAAATCCTGCTGCTCAATAAGCAAACGGTCAAGGAAAGTATCAGCGCACTTATATGTTTCCTCAAACTCATCTTTAGGAAGCCATGATTCTATATCATTATCATACTTCACATGATAGCCATTTATAGACCGTTCTTCTTTTGTTAGCTTTCCACCTACTGCAATCAAGCATTTTTCGTCAGCTTCGCCCATTTTCATAGGTTCAGCTTCAATCTGTTTTGTTCCAATGTACTTTTTCATTTTTCAAATTCTTCTTTTAATCGTTTCTCCGCATGAAGAGCGGCACCACTTAAAACATCATACCCTTTAGATTCTACGAATGATGCGTATTCCGCTTCGTTTTTCAGTGTCAAACCGTCTTTATCGACATCGTAATCATTGGACGTTCTCAAAGTGAGTGTATGGTCTTGATAATCCCCATGTTCCTCTGCGTACTTCACAGCTTCATCGCCTACATCAATCATCTTCTTTTCGACCTCCCATTCTCCTTCATCGAAAAAGGAGTCGACATCTGAGAAATCGAAATCTACATCCATAATTCCGAGTAGTTAAAGTAGTTTGTACTCTTTACCGTGTAGACTTCGCCTTGACCTCTTACGCCATCACCATCCATGCAACGTACTTCATCGCCAGCCTTGACAGTAATTCTTTTCTCACATACTACATGATAATTCGGACGATACACAGAGCCGTTATCAGATGAAAACTCTTTGGTAGTGTTATCATCACAACGGCATTTGCCTACCTCCTGCCAGTATTCACCACCTGTACCGGGAATGGGTCTTCCGAACTCATCCTTAGCCATCGGGGTGATAACTTTAACCTGCAATATGTGTGGAGCGAATATCATAAGAAAGTCACTTTAGGTTTGTTACCCAGTTCGTCTTTCAAACCGTACTGTTTACACAGCCATGAGTACAATTTCATTAGACTATCAACATAATTAGACCAAGACACAGAAAATCCGCTTTCGCTGACCGAAGATGGATTTTGTATCATCCACGGAATTTGCTTTGCACAAGCGACCTCTAATCTTGCCCGATTTTCCTCGGCAAAAGGTTCTTCACCATCCAATCCCGTTCTTGAAAGTATATTTTCAACTACAAGATTAGACGGGGTGTTCTTATCAAATACGCTTAGTACAAACTCCTTGTTACTCATGGCTGCTATCATTCAATATGGTGTAATCAGTTTACTATATGCGGTATAGCTATAATGCGTACAATGTTTAGATTTATAGATGTATCTGAACGGACATTTGGGAACATTAATTCGTATCCCTTGAATAGCCGCTTCCTCTTTCATCGAACACATCATAGCCGGGTTATTTGCAACCAAGAAGACGGGAGGTGTCATGGTCAGTACAACACAATCAGCCGGAACCGTTTCCAAAGTGATAAACTGAATATCCGGCAGACCAACATCAACCGATGGATTCACGTATTCACACTTAGGAGATTTCACACTTGATGCCTGCACGCTCAACGAAACCAAAGACATCATTAAAAAGCCACACATGGCAAAAATAAAATTCTTCATTTCTTTTCTGATTTATAAAATTAGACAATGGAAGGGTAGAAGCACTACCCTATCCTTTTACTCGATACCTAATGCTTCTTTCAGTTTGGCTGTTGATTCTTCATCCAGTTCTGCAACCTTAGCCAAAAGAGTTTCCTCTTTCATATTGCCGGAAGCCTGCGCACCGATAGACTTCAAAGCGTCAACCAAAGCCTTCTTCTCAAACTTCTTTTCAAAGAGGGAGATTTTCACCTCCTTCTTTTCTTCAGGGGCTTTCACTTCGGTATTTTTTGCCTCAATCCGTTCAGCAAGTCTGCGGCTTTCCATATCCAGCACACGGGCTTCCTCACCGACTTCAATCACTTCACCGGGAGTATAATACTTTCCGGTGAACTTGTCGCGGAAAACTGATATAACCTTTACTTTCATATCCTACCTCCTTATGCTGATTGGATGGATGCAATTTCGCTCAAATCGAAATTGGTAATCAAATCTGGATTGGAAATCTGCGGAATCCACTCTGCCGTATATTCCATGTAGCGACCGTTTTTGTCACGGTAGTTAGAGATAAGCATCTGCCCCTCTGACGGGGTATAAGTACGTCCCTGTACCGGGTCTGTCGCTTCATACGGGGTATGATGGCGCATATAACCAATGTTGTCAGAAGGTAACAGAGTAATACGGTTATCCGCGTAAATCTGCACGTTTTTTCCCGTCTGGTCTTTCACATAGTCCTCCTTGATTTCGATGCGAGGCAGACCGATGCCGGTGAACACTTCGGAAGCCAAAGAAGAGGAAACCAATCCCGTACTCAACTTCATTTCGTTGCTGCCGAGAATCATCTTGTACTGCTCACCAAATTCAGATGAACCAAGAATAAGCTTGTTGAAAGATGCACGAGTCATAACCATCTTGGCATAAACGCCATAGTCCGGTGCCAAGGAATGAAGTTTCTCTCTCAAATAAGAGATAAACATATTCTTTCCGTCCACAACCACATCTCCACTTTTCGGCTTGATAAAATTGAACGGAAGGGTAATCTCCAGCAGTTTATTATTGGTCTGACCGGAAGTGATTGCAGCATCCTTGTTGTAAACGGTGGCTTCACCAAGCATCAACAGCGCACCGACAATAATATCCATACGCTTGTGGGCGGCAAGGGTAATCTGACGGTAGTCGTCTGCCAGGAAATTTACAATTTCTTCCATTGCAGCCTTTTGGTCGGCTGGCTTAGCTGCATTGAACTTGTCAATCAAATCCTGCAATTCGGAAAGACGGTCAATAGACATCTGATAAGCATCACCCAAATAGGCAATCTCACCATATCCAGAACCGATGTTCCGACGTTCACGGATGGGTTTCTCTCCAAAACGTGAATTGATAGAGCCGGCCATAACTCCGGTTACAGAACCGATATAATCCTTGAACACACGAGTAGTTACTCTGCGGAAAGTAAGATACTGTTGCCAATAGATTGTGTCCTTGCGTGTCTGGTTCACACGTCTGATGATAGCGGAAACGATGTTCGCATCATCGAATAATGTTTGAATCGTTAAAAACATATCCTACCTCCTTACTCGTTAAATTCAAACCATCCCTTCATGTTGGCTTTATCGTTCTCGGAGAACGGCATAACCAATTTTGAGGGTTCAATTTCTGCGGCTGTACGAAGCAATGAAACCAATGTGATTCCGTCCTCAACCTTTGTACGGTTAAACAGAGCCGAATTAGCTATATGCTTTTGTTTTAAACCATCAACTGCAACCGCATTGAATAATACGGCATCTTTGGCGATATTCTCACCAAAAGCAGCCTTAATAGTCAATACATCATAACCGGCATTAGATTTATCAATTGCCGTTACTTCTGCGCCTTTCTTGCCGCTTCCGACAAACATACCCACATAAGCCAAAGAGTTCTTGGCTACTTTGATAGACAAAGCCTCTCCACCAGTGGTATAGGCTTCCACAACTCTCACATTGATTACCGCATAAGCGAACTTGTTTTTCAAGTCCGCACAAATCGGTGTAAATCCGGGAAGAAAACTTCCCACTACCAGGTTCTGCGTATCAAGTTTGAACGGACCACGTCTACGAATGCCGGTCTGGACATCGTAGCGTTCCTCTTGCTCAACGGGCGGAACCAAGTCATACTTAAATCCTGCTGACATAATTAATTCTTGTTTTGTTCAACAATAGTTTTCGTCCCCTCATCAATCATCTTAGCGATAGATTCAGATTCTTTCTCAATCTTCGCTTCCGCTGATTCGGGAGGGGTTACGCCTTTGAAGCCGTCATTTGCGAACTCCTGCTTCAAATCCTTGAAGTATGCGTCCAAGTCCTCATCGTCCTTAATGGCGCATCGTTTGGCGTAGTTTTCGGGAATACCATACTCTTTTGCCTTTGCCAAAATCTGCTGGCTACGTGTTGCTTGAGCCTTCTCCGTTTCAAACTGTGTTAGCTTATCAGAAAGGTTCTTGTTGGAGTCAATTAAAGCTTGCGCCCATGCAGGCACATCGTCTTTATTCTCTTCCGTTTTAGTGGTTGTGGTAGTCTCGATTGGCTTACCGTCTTTAAGGTTATGTTTCTTCTCGTAGTTGGAAACTGCGGTCTTGGAAGCATCCCCGGCACGGAAATCACCATAGGAATTAAGCACGTCCGAAAAATTGATACCCTCAATAATGGAGTTTACCTTTGTCTCGTCCGTTACACCCTCTGCCTTCTTAGTGGCAATGCGGGTAAGAATAGCAGTGTCCACCCCTGCGAATTTCTGTTGTAGCCCTGCTAAGATTTGTTCTAAGATTGTCATACCGTATGAATTTGATTTATAAATTTCTACGGTAAAATTCGATCTTAATAAAGAGAATGAGAAATAATCAGGATAGTTATATACGACAATCAGACTATTGTCATAAATATGACAAAAAAAGGCGTGAAACCGAATGAATCACGCCTAAAATATAGTAAGATAGTATGCCTAAAGTTTTACTTCTAATTTTTGACCTGTCAAATCAAAATACAGGTTTTGAAGTTGATGGAGGGATTTCACTTGTATATTGTAATCGACTCCCTTCAAATGGAAATCTGCGTCCAACTCAAACAAGGGACTATAATAAGTGACAACTCCCCATTTATGCTTTTCAAATCCACACTTCAACAACAGTTCTTCTGTAAGAGGAATGGGATTAAGGTTCTCTACATAGGTACGAAATACCGCTTCTGATGATATTCCACTCGCTTCATATTTTGGATATTCAATCTCACTATATCCTATTTCTGTTATCTTATATGGAGTTTTGCTATTTTGTAAATAGACATAATTACCAATTTTCAATTCTCTAACATCCACCATACTATAACAAATTTATAGCCGATAACTCCTTTGTCAATGATTGAATACCCCTCTGAATTTTCTCTAACTGCTGCCTGCGAGGTTTGTGAACTCCGGCAGCATAATGCCACAACTGGCGTTCATTGATTCCTGTAATACGGCTCAATGCAGCCTTAGTAAAGATATTACTGTAATAGTTGATAAAAGTAGCAGCATCAATCTTAAACTTTAACTCAAATTCTCCAGAAAGCACCTCACAAGGATTAGAGTTATCTTCCAAATACAATTCGATAGCCTCCTTCATGTTATCTTCCAACTCCTTCATGTCGTTACCGACTGTAATGACAGGAGCATCTTCAATATAAGCACTTAAGTTCTTTCCTGCGTGTTCTACAATAACTTCTACTGTTTTCATATTACCTCCTTTTTTAATTAAGAGAACAAGGGGGCTACTTTAGCCCCGCTTGTCTCAAAATGCTGTAATAAGTGCCTTTCTCAACGCCTTTGCTGTTATGATTCGGTACAATAACCACTTTGCCGTCTTTCTCAAACTTCATGTGACTACCTTTCTGGCTCTTTAGAACAAAACCGTTTTCTTGCAACATAGTTACAACGTCTTTAACTGATTTGTAACTCATAACGCTTTGGACTTAATTACCATGCAAATATAGTAATAATACGAATATTATCAAAGCATTTATTCGTTATTTTACTATGAATATAAAAATAGCGGTAACTCCGAAGAATTACCGCTAACCATTCTATTTTTCTTATACTAAAATTATAAACCTCGTAATTTTTCTGACTAAGAAGCATTTTTCTGTTCTTTATTTCCGATTTGCTCATTCTTTGCTGCTTGTTCTTCTTTTATTTCTGCAATTTCTTCTTCGATGCGGTCAATATTTCCAGCGAACATTACCCCATGTCGTTGTGACCATACACCACCCGACACAGCTTTTACAGCTACATTAACTTTATCTTCTAAATTGTCAAGGCGATACGGAACAACTTCTGTACTAATATCTATCGTTTCAGATGCTTTGTTAAATTCAGATGGATTTATAGAACCTAAAGCAGAGACTATGAAGTTCACACGCCTTTGCAAGAACTCACCTATCACCTCGGCATGATTTTGAACTTGCAAATGTGTCGAAAGAAACACGTAATCGAAAGCCACTCCCGACAAGGCATTTCCAGCACCGCTCAACTTTTCAAAACTGATTTGCGGTGTATTCGTCATAGAATATGCTTTCTCAAAGAGGGTTTCTACCTCAAATTTTACGGTGTCATTTGCCTGATTCCATGTCAGATACTGAGCATCCGCACCCTCACCTGTAAGTTTAACCATTCTATCCTTAACCTTACCCATGAAACCCTCTACATCACCAATTAGCTTCAACAGCGGAAAGAAATGGTAGTCTATACAATCAGCATAATTGGATAATAATTTCTCCAACCGGACCCGAAAAGTCTTTATCTTTTTGCAATAAGGTTCGGGACGATAAGCGTAGATAACCGGCAGTTTCGAGAATCCATGGACGAAAGAAGTTCTTTCCTCGTAACCCTTAGACAGATCCCATTGATAGACCATTCTGTCTGTGATAGTCATAAAGCAGGTAATTTCCGAGTCATCCATGAGTTTTTTCTTGTACTCACGAGAGAAAGCAACCAAATCACCTTCATCATTGAAGAACGGATAAAGTTTATCACCTCTGAATGGTGACCACAATACACTTTTCAACTTCTTGGTAGGCTTAACCTTACCCCCGAAAGTAGTCTTTACTTTCTTCCAGAACTTCGCCCAGAACGAATCATCATCAGTGACATACCAATACTCGGCAACTTCCTGTTCGGATAACCAGGCACGGACAATCTTCTTGTTCTGATATTTGATTTTGTTGGACTTGAATACAGCCTTTACCGCATCCAGCAGCTTCTTTTCATCATCATCAGTCGGAGTGCAATCCATAGACGGTTCTGTGCCGACCGTAAAAGCAGTTTGAATGTTCACTATATCCTGTTCCAATGGAATGGAGATACGGTTCACCAGTTCAGTCTTATACTTTGCTTCGATTTCATAAGCCTTACCAGTCTTTTCATCAAAGACCTTTTCTGCATCCTTTTCAAGAACCTTTCTATCCGGGTATTTCTCTTTATCAACCATGATTTCATGGTGTTCCGGATTCCAATCATCCCAAAGTTTACAACGGTCTGGGAGTTCGGTCTTCCTACCTTTCTTCAGGTAGTTTATCTTCTGCCCGATGTCGGACAATGCTAATATTTCTTCTAAACTCAACAATGGCATAGCTTATATTTTTAGTGTGTGAATATTCCTGTTAAATCTTTCGGTTTCTGAATCTTGCCAAGAAGCTCACCCAAGACATAATAACGTACCGCGTCTATACCGTGATTGTCATGGTCTTCTGGATCGTTGATGTAATTCCCATCCTTGTCCTTCGCCCAAACATATTTTCTAAACTCACTTTGTAAGTTATACGAGCGTTTGGTAATGTATATCTCCATGCTCTTCATCTTGTCAAGGCCAGCGTTTACAGATCCGGCACCCTTTTCGACAGCATATATTCTAATGCCTCCGTTATGTACCTCTTGAATCAAACGAGGGTCTGCACTATCGGCAATTACCTTCAAGCCCCACGGACGAAGAGTCTTGATAATGTCAGAAGATAGCAGTCCTGTACGGTAATCCACTTCATCCAGATATAGGGCATTATCCACAATTCCGCACCGTATGGAAGCGGACGGATCATGTGTATAACCGAAGTCTTGCCCGATAGCCACTTTCTTTGCCCAAGCTGGAAACTCATCCACAATTCCCCACTTCTTGAACACAGCACCTGCCGCGACATCAGCCCACCGCCCAATAACTACATGAGCATACTTTTCTGGGTTATTCGCCTTCATGTCCTCAACCTCCTTTAAGAACTCCGGTGATAGGTTCTCCAAGTTGTCAAAATACGTGGTATGGATATGAAGTACGTTCGGATGAGTGGATATTTGAACTTGTACGCCATCAATCTCTGCCAATTTGTGAGTTTTCTCGATATACTTTTTATAGATGAAGTGGTTGGAATCACAAGGATTCATTATAATGATAATCCGGTTCTGAATGCCTTTCTTACGAATGGATAGCATTATCTTGTCAAACTCTTCTTCGCTTGTCCACTCTTCCGCTTCATCACAGACAAAGGTTGTAATGCCCTGAATGGATTTTAATTTGGCTGTCTGATTCCCGGAGGAAGTCTTGATACCTCGGAACATGATACGGCTCTTAGTCATCTTATTGACTATGTCCGTCTTTGTGGTCTTGAAATATTTCGTGGTACCGTCCAAATCTATCTTCTCCATCATTTCGGGGATGATAGACATACCGGCAGAAACCATCGTGTAACGGGTGTAAAGAATCTGATGCACAATCTTCTCTACAGGAGTCATTTCAAAAGTCAACCGCTCAATAAATGTAGAAGCATTGAAAGACTTACCGCTACCACGCCCACCGGTGATAAGAATTATAAATTTTTCCTTATCCTCATATAATGGATGGTAAATTTCTTGAGGTACTATCATTTCAACTTGTCTTTAATCCATGAATCAATGTTGATGCCGTGCTCTATGTCTGTTGGAATATCAGCGTCTTCTGATTCTTCCCCAAAACCTTCGCTCTTTCCTAATGTAGAAAGCAAATAACGAATCATATAGCCATCTGGACGTTCACGCCAGCCAATAAAATTTCCTTTCTCATCCTTTTCGGGAATACCCAATGCAAGAACACGGGCAGAAACCAAACATTCATCAACCAAAGCTCCACGCTCATCTGATATGGCATCTTTAAACTCAACATCCTCTTTCGCCCATTGGTATATTGTTTTCCGAGCTACTTTAAACGTAGCCGCAACCTTGGTTAGATTTCCACCAGATTTGCGGAGAATCTTCCTAAAATCGTCTATATTAGGTTTCTTTGCCATATCCTTACGTACGGGCGCGCGTATTTGTTACTTTCGTCACTTAATCAATTTCAACACTTCCTCTCCTTTGACAAACTTATCATCTGTGCTAATGCCAAGTAAGTCACAAAAGTTATCTTTAGCTTCATAGGAAGAAAAAGATAATGTTATAAAAGCTTCTTCATTCTGTTGTCTTTCTATTGCGGATTCTTTTACCTGCTGTTTGATGAATTTCATGTGTTCTTTTTTAGCTTCGTACGTCTTTTCATCCATTACAGGATTTTCTATTTCATCGAACGATGATACAGGAGATAATAGATCATCTAAAGAATCTGAGAAAGAAGGAATAGCTGTATTTATAGAAAGAATATCGTTGAGCTCCCCAATATCCAATCCCACATCCGTATAATCTATATCAGAGATATAACCAGCTATAAGGTCTATATCCGGTTTCGTGTTCCCTACTGCCATATATGTAAGCTGTTCCTTCTCAGCCTTATCGTCAAGAGCTACGACTTCAACCTTTACATCATAATCCGTTTTAGATGTACCATCGTATTTGTAGTGCAAGTCCATAGCCTTAATCCTTCGATGCCCGTCAATCAGATTCCCGGATTTCTCATTCCATACAATACCACCAAGAAAACCAACTTTCTGCAAATTTTTCTTTTGCAGCTTTACTTTCTCGTCCGAATGCCTTTTAGGGTTAATCGGATTAAGATTCATTTGAGAGCGTTTTATAATCCTTGTTTCACTTTGTTTTAGCTCTTTCATAGTCATATTCAAATAATTTCCGTTCTACCAAAGGATATTCATCTATAACTTTTTGTAAATCAACTGGATATTTAGAACGAAGAAATAACAAGTAATTAATATCCGTTATGTCAGTGCCGGATGATTGATGTTTCCCTCCGTATGATTCGGGTTTGATTAGACCTTTTCGACTAATGTACTCCAATACATCTTTGTTCCGATACTCAGATAAGGGATAACACTTCTTTTGCACTTCGTTAATACCGTTCAACCTATATGTACGCAACATTAAACGCCTATTCATTGAATCAGACTGCTTAAATCCAAAGAAGGCCCATTCGATATTATATTTCTCCCTTACAATATCCGTAAGTTGCGCCATATTGTACAACTTCTGCTTCTCATTTTTGATACATCCTAGATATCCTATCCGTCTAAATGAATAGACCGCAAAGTGAGGTATCTGAATATACTTCACGTTTGGATATTTACTGCAAGCATAATTTATATAACGATTGATATGAGATAAATCTTTTATAACATACATATAGGTACAAACGACCTCTTTGAAATAAGGTGATATTAGGTCCAAAAGGGCTATACTGTCCTTGCCCGATGCCGAGTGAAACAATATAACCCTGTCAGCCTTTAAAGCAACTTCTTTAATTATGTCTATTGCTTTATCCATTCTTAGACAACTCTACCGCCTGCTCTACGATTAATTCCTGCTCGCTGAGCTGCATTTCGCCCCATAGATTGAAATCGTCCGGCTTCATAATCTTTTCGGGTACGATACTTTCGACCACTTGCATCTGTTGCATACGTTTCTGGCATAATCTTAAATTTTAAATTAAACAATCCTTTTACTAATAAGCAAAGCCACCCAAGTGGTTTATATTATTTCAAACCTGAATGGCTTATGATTTCACAAATATGTAAGTAGTAAAATAATGGCAACTCTTTCGGTGGATTCTTCTTGAACTCTTTTAATTGTTCATCAAAATCATGGAAATCAAATTCATCATGCATGAACTTAATACCTTCTTCTGTTATTTCGCCTATACCAATTTCATCAATAGCAACATCAAGTGTCCATGGTGCACCAGTACTGTAAAAATGAATAGCTTCTATATCAGTCCTTAAAATAGGTTGACATTCTTGCTCGCGTCCAGCTTTTCTCAATTTCTCATTTTCGTCAACTTGAGCAAAGTCTGTGAACATCTTCTCATATTTGACGCTAAGCATACGTGTTTCTATGCTCTTTTTGCCATTCAAAATATCTAAAGCGTTTTCTTTTGTCATTATGAGCGAATACGCTTCTATCTCTTGACCATTATAATCAATTTTCATATCACTATATCGTTATAAAATTTATTCTATAAAAGATAGTATCCCAAAGGTACTACCACAACCAAAGATAACGAAATATCTTCAACCGCTATACGCAACAATCGACTTATTGTTGCGAATTGAGCCATTTGTCCCGTCTTTCTCTGCATGCTTCTAAGGTAGGTGCACAACAAGAAAACAATTCACCGCTTTCAGTACGGTAGTCGTACTGATACATTCTCACTCTCTTACCTCGCAACTTGGTGTTGTAGGTAGTATAATTCTCTTTACCGGGCTGGCATACGCTGCAACCGTTTTCGTTTATTGAGTTCATAATCAATCTTATTTAATGTTTCACATTCAACCGTTCTTCACTCGTATAAGCCACTACAAGCCCGGTTTCATCATGTTGTATCGTGACATACTTTTCGCCTCTTTCTATGGTAGAAAAATCACACATAGAACATAACTTGCCTAATACTTTGCCCAATTGTTTCATCAGTGATGTTTCTGGGCTGATAACTAAAACTAAATCTGCTTTCATAATCGTATGTATTTAAGCGTTAATACCTATTGCCTTTCTTACGAAGTCACCAGCCTGTTCTACTGACATATTCAGCTTCTTCTGAATCAAGATAATCATACAGGCTACTTGTTCTTGTGTATCTAAGTTACCTTGTGCAAATTCTGACATGATGAACTTTTCTATTGTTCTCTGTTTAATTACTGATGTTGCCATAATCATATATCTTTTAATTGTTATTACTATCTGTTCTCAAGCTATGCAAGTCCAATAATCAACTATATACTGAATAGCCTCGTCTTTGTAGTCTACATTGTAGAGCTTACAGGCTTCTGCCTCACTCATGGCGGCTAACGCTGCCAGTTCGTTGTTCATGTTATCAATGTTTGTCATAACCTTTATATTTAATTGAATTATCCAAATCGTTTAATTTTACACCGCAAATATAACAGATTATTTAATTCACAACCAAATCTATTTGTGTAATATATGTTAATAAATAAACTTTCTGTATATTTTTGTCGCATTTCTTATACAGATATGGAAAAATGAGATATTTTTGCACTTAAACAATATGTATAATTATGGATTTAAGAATAAAGGATATTTGTCGAGAGCAAGGTATCATGTTGAAAGACCTTGCAAAGCAACTTGGATTAACAGAGGTTGGATTGTCTAAGTCTATAAATGGAAATCCGACCATCGGACGTTTAGAAGAAATCGCCAACGCCCTCGGTGTTCCTGTTACAGAGCTATTCGATAAGTCTTCTGACGAAGTAGTCGGAGCCGTCCGGATCGGTAAGGATACACATGTGATTAATAGTAAAGATGATATTAAGAAGTTAGCAGATAAATTATAAACCTAATAAAATAGGAGGTGATTATGTATAGTGATAGAGGTGAAGGAAAGTGCCCTCATTGTGGCGCGACAATCAAGGTTTCAGAATATAGGATGGGAGTTCCTGGAGGTAAAGAACGTGAGGAAGCGGTATGTCCTATATGTAAAACGGTATTGTTTAACGAAGTTACAGATGGTTGGTTTGACGTATCTGTTATTTCTACGGAACATTTGGTAGAACCTTATAAAAGCCGATACAATAAATAGCCATATATTAAAGTAAGCCGGATTTCTCCGGCTTACTTTCTTTGACACAGCTACAACTTTATTCATCAACACTTTACATCATTCACTGACATACCCCAATAAAAAAGCGACACAGTAAACGACACAGATAAGCACCTGTATTTTAACAATTTACCTTCAATATTGACACAGCAAACGACACAGAATAGACACAGATAACGCTTTAAAATACAGCCCATTACACAACAAAGTGACACAAGGTAGACACAGCAAGCGACACAAATAATAATAATAAATATAATATACTTCTTTCTTGCGTGTACAAATTTTCAAAGGATCTGCTTGGTTGAGTCATACAAAATAAGTACTTTTGGGAACTTGTTAAACTTATTACTATCATGAGAATATTATTATCACTTTTAATCTTTGTTTTTACACTTGTCTTTTCCATACATGCAGATGTCTCCACCCCATTAGACATTGAATGCTGTATTTCGATCAATAAAAAACTCGACGAACAGACTGACATTCTTAAACAGCAATATGAATTAAGTGCAAAAAATAAACAGGTTATAAATAAAATTTATGAGAAAGTAACAGATACTCCAAATGCTGATATGACATATAAAGATTGGCTTAATATAATAGGCACATTATTTGGATCACTTTTAGGGGCTGGAGTCGCTATATTTGTCTTTAAGAGAGGAATAAAACATGAAAAAGAGAAAGAAGAAGAGAAAAAAAGATCATTACTTAAAGCCATCGCCCTTACTTTAGATAATATTGAGAAAAAATGTAGAACAAAGGTTCTATATATTAAAGAATATAATGAATCTGTTCATAAAAGACCGTGGGAACATAGTATTTTAAAAATCAATACCATAGACGAAGCTATTAGGATTAAGAGTTTAAATGTTGATTATGTTTTTGACGCTTTCTACGAGTTTAAAATCGATGAAAAGTATTACATCAAATTACATCCTCATTTAGATTATATATCTGATCTATTCAAAAGTTTCGATAATGATTACTCAAACCATTCACATCAATATATAACCATGCCATCAAATGAAATACTAAAAATAAATGAACAAATACAAAATGGAAGTGTATTTTTAGCAATAGATCTAGAAAAGAATCAACGATTAACGATATTGGCTAAACCCATTTGGGAAATTATAAACTCCTATAACGAAAAAATCAAGGAAAACAAAACCAATATTGATTTTATAATAAAAAAATCTATAGATCCCCTTCTTCATTTATATATAAAAAAAGAATATTTAAATATAAAATCCATCAGAGATTTTTTGCCCCTTTTGAAGCACTCGAAAGCTCTATACGATAGTATTTGTGAATACAACATTCTTTTTGCAGATCAAGTACTGTCAAAAAATGAAAGTCTCACAAATTGCGCCAACATATTCCATGAAATAAAAATGCAAATCAACAAACAGACTGGAAATCAAATTACATTTAATTAAAATTAAAACAGGTAGTTCTGATTAACTATTCCCTCATTCTCTATGACTAACCCTTATTTTACTTGTATATATTTATCCGAAAGCAACACCTTAAACAAACAATAAATAAGGCGCACCCAAAACGATGCGCCTACTTTTGTCAATTAGTTCTCGATTTTATATCAGAGCCTCACGGCTGGAATATCAGAATCTGACAGCTTCCATTCTTTTGAGGATATTATTATACCCCTCTTGGATTATAGCCTTTTGCTTTTCGGAAGCTGTAACGATCTTTCCTTTGTATTTTCGCATAACGGACTCGTTCAATCCAATTTCCTTTGCAAACTTACTGGCATTTATGAAAGGGAATGCCTCGAAGAATCCACTCAAATCATAAATATACGAAACAGAATAGCCAGACTTATACCACACAGGAAACTCACCATGTTTCTCTTTGTAATATTCAGCCTGTTCTTCCAGTACAGACAGGAAATCATCTTTGGCTTCCTGCTCCGTAAGACCGAAACCATACGCGCCGTTCACGTCTTCCGAATAAATAGAAATACCTCCATCATTCGCCTTTTCGATAATCGCCTTAATCTTCTTCATAATCGTGCCATTTTTAATTTCGTCAATTAAAGCACCCACCGAAGTGGGTGCAGTCCTTTTACTTCTTTAACCCCGCCTTTTTCATCATACTATCAAGAGTACCGTTTGGAATCTCTTTTGCCGGATGCCTACCGACAGGGATAAAGTAGTCAAAGTCGGGATGAACATATTTGTAATGGTTCGTCCCCTTTTTGATTGTCCAGCCTGCTGATTCAATCAATTTGTAAAACTCTGAATACTTCATAAAATCAAAGAACTTTTTAATTGACGCCACAAATATAACGTTTTTGTTACAACCACAAAAGTAACCACAAAGAAAATAGTAACATATTTGTTGCTTTTAACAATTAACGAAGCCGACCTACTTCTCCGGCTTTATCCTTTCCATCATCTCCCCATATATCCAATCCACATCTTGCCGGAAATACTTGTACAGCTGGTAAGAGAAAACCAAGTTATTACGGTTATTGGATATGGTTGTCTGGGCATTTACACCTAAAACCTCCGCCAGCTTATCTCGAAGGCCATTTTTCATCTTTCCTCCGGCAAGGGTACTCGGAGAATACAAAAACAAGATGATAAAAATGAATTTCTTTCGTTGGGTAACATTCCCTGACCTAAATATCTCCTTTTGAGAAATAATCTCTTGGAACCACCGATATAACATTCCTATCATATCAAGGTCCGTCAATATAGGTTCTGTCAGCTCTTTTTCCCTTTCCGATAACTTTGATTTCTGCTCTCTAATTGATTTTATTTCCGCAATTTCTGAAAACATGGCACAATTATTTAGAAGTAAATAGTATATTTGTACTAAATAATCGTGTGGGGAGGTAACGTTACTGGTGGTTCGGGGCGTTGCCTCTTGTATTTTTTAGAATGGAAGATCTTCTCTTGATTGTTCAGGTTGATAGAGTTTCGATTGTGGACTGGCTTCTTGCTGGGCAAGTCTACTTCCCAATAACTCCAGCTTATCAACAAATATTTCTGTCACATACCGCTTTGATCCCGTTCTATCCTCATACTGCCGGGTCTTGATCTTGCCCTCGATATAGATTTGAGAACCCTTCCTGACATACTTTTCTACGACCTCGGCCAGACCTTTCCAAAAGATAAGACTATGCCATTCCGTGCGGTCTGGAACCTGGATCCCGTTTTGAAGGGTATAGCCTTTCTCCGTTGTAGCAAGCGATAGATTGGCGACCTTTGTCCCGGCAACATCTTTCACATCAGGGTCCTTGCCGGCATGACCGAGAAGGATTACTTTATTTATGCTCATTCTTCATTCTTTTTTTGTTTTGCAAATTCTATAACATATTCAACGCCGGCATGAAATCCTTTCTTATTGTTATCTTTGTATTGGTTATTTGAGATTCCATAGTAGTACGCTGATCCGATACACAGGGTAAGCCCTATGGCGGTCAATACAATTCCTAATCCGAAATATGGATAAGTAATGTCTATACGAAATGGTTTGAGCTGAATAGATATTCCAGATGTCATGACAAATAGCATCAAAAGCGATATTATCGCCCATATTAAAGCCTTAATCATTTCGTGCCTCCTTTCAGTAGTTCTGGGTTGTCGTATATGTTACCAACGACTTCATAATCAAAATTATCAATAATACCATTATCTATATCTTTTTGCTTAGGCATCCGAGTTATAAACTCCTCCCCAAAGCGTATTTCTGGACACATTTTTATAACTCCCGTTTGAGATTCAACCCATCTTTTTGTCTCATGTTGTTCCTTTATGTGAGGCATATATTGTTCAGGATAGAAATCACTTTTTATAATTTTTCTTTTAACAATATCCCCCTCATATACTTCTTGTCCATTTTTGTCATACAAGCCCGTGAACTGGCCAACGGTTTGTTTATCAACGCACCAATCATCCATCTTAGATGAATTTTCTTTTCGTTGAGAAAGTATGTTGTACTCCCCATCAGGATAAACAATAAGAGACCCATAAACCCATTCGGTTGATTTAGTTATACGCCCTCTGAATTTGATTTTCCGGTTCATAATTATGCTAATTGTTTGATTTTACGATTGTATATTTCTTCACATAGTGCTTCGCACCACTTCCTGGCAATAGTCACTTCAACTGCGTTGCCGATGAATTTCTTTTGGTCTGCCTGTGTGCCAATAAGTTCGTAGTCTTTCGGGAAACCCATTATCAGCTTCAGTTCATCAATCTTCAGCATACGCATAGTGATGTCTATGATGTTGTAAAGTGCCATAAATTCTTTGATTTTGACAGTCATAGGACTGTCTGTTTCATAGACTTCAATAGCGACTTCGCCGGTTTCAGTCGTGACAAGATATGGCGGCATTTTATCCATTCTTGCGATGAGCGTGAAACACGGTTTATCGACAGAACCGCCATTTGACGCAAATTGTGGGTTCATCAAGTAGTGCTGCTTCACGGTGACAAGTTTCTGCTTCGGGTTCGTCAGCACAGCCGGGTTGGGCTGTTCGATGCTTGAAAGCTGACCACCACCCGAATACTCATTTGCGATGAAACTGCAAGATGCAACACCAATTTGACCTACCGTGCATATCGTTTGTGCTGGGTCTTCAATAGAATGACCTGTATTATTGAAGCGATAGTTTACAATAAATTGCGCTTTCACAAATGCGTGGTGGTCAATAGTCGTTATTGTTCCTGCCGGTTCTTCGACAGACACGTTCTTGCTGTCAGGCTGACCGCTGAATTGCTTTGACAGAAAAGACACTGATGCAAGTGCAAGACGCTGTTGTGTCGCGATAGTGGGGCAGGGTTCATCAAGTGACGGCGGCACATACTTTCCGCGTTGGTTCATCGAATTGTATTTCACCATAAAGGCATCTTTGCCACCTGCGACAAACTTAATCAGTCCGGCATATATGCGTTCAAGCGTTTTTTCTGCAAGCGGTTTCTTTCGGTTGAAGATTGATTTGCCTTCATCTTCAAAGTCAAGAACTTCACGCACTGGCTTCCACTTCGGCATTGTGCCGAACAAACTTGCTGCACCTGTCTTGCAATGTGTCTGTTTCGGGAACACAACCGGCAGACCATTCTTCGCAAAGATGCCGAAGAAGCGTTTGCGCGATGTGTATGCGCCGAAGTCTGCTGCGTTCAGTATGCAATGCGTGAAGTTGTAGCCGTATTTCTTCACGTTGTTCACCCACTTGATATATGACTTGCCACGGTCTTTTGACACCGGCTTTCCGTTTTCATCAAGTTCACCCCACGACATAAATTCTTCGACATTCTCGATTTGAATATAATCGGGGTCTATTGCTTCGATGTATCTGAAAAGATGTTCTGCAAGTGTCCGGCTGTCTGCGTCACGTGGCTGACCGCCTTTTGCACGGCTGAAGTTCGTACATTCAAGCGATGCCCATAGCACAACAAGTGCGTCAGGGTTCTTCGTGCGACACTTCTGAAGATGATGCACAAGTGGTGACAGTTCAAGCGTTCTGATGTCTTCTGTGAAGTGAAGCGCGTCCGGATGATTTGCAGCGTGTGACGCAATGGCATTCGCATCGTGATTGACACACGCAATGACTTCTGCGCACTGTTCGCCATGAAGACGCGCTGTGTTCACGCCGGTAGAAGTTCCACCGGCACCGCAAAAAAGGTCTATGTATAATAACTTTTTCATTTCACTATCTTGTTAGGCATTCATTAAACGCCTTTTCAAACACATCCGGACTTAACATTTTATTGGCAATAGCTTGAAATGCCGTAGATATAGCAGGTATATCGTTCAAATTAATGCTTACATCCTTTGGGGTTAGATTATCCGTTATCATTCTTGCGTAAAACATGGCTTTGTCAATAGACAGCCAAGCCAAAGGATTCACAGCTATTGGGACCAATTTTCGCATTGATATGTAAAAATCACGTATTGTAATCTTGGATGTTTGGCATAACATATCAATAGTAGAAGCGATTGATATTAGATGGTTCAGTTCTCCTGAACATCCATTATTTAAAAGCGTCTGACTTATGGCAAACCCGTATTTGTCGATATGAGGTTTAATATCGTCTTCCATGCTTTGCGTTATAACCGCAAGCGTTTCAACATTGACATTCGCAATCCTGCAAATGTTTGTATTGTACGATTCCATGAATCTTTTCAATTCGTTTATGTTCTTCTTTACTCCACGCCTGTAGTATGGAGTATTACGGCAACTATCGTAAATATTAAGTGCGTAATTATAATCTTGATCATTTACGAAGAGGACAATGTAAGTCAATGAAGTAACAAGTCCGTCTGTGTCTTTGTCTATTTCTTCCCAATTATTGTATTGTTTCATAATCATATAGCCATTAAATCAAACAATGTAGGAGCACTTACTTCGTTCTCCGCTTCCCGCAGATAAGAAAGCCCGTCTTTCCAATAATCATAATTGAGTTCTGTTGAAAGTCCCCTACGACCCAACTTGATAGCACAATAAGGGACAGTACCGATACCTCCGAACGGGTCAAATACCAATTCTCCTTTGTTCGAGTACCGTTCAATCAGCCTTTCAACGATATCTAACTGAAGAGGGCAAATATGATTCTGTCTCTTCTTTTGTGACTGCCTCGTATTGAGCGTACGCATCCGGACGACATCATCCCATATCCAATCTTTTTTACTTACAGGATCAACGGCCATAAATGTTTTGGGTAATTTCCCGTATGCCTCTAACTCTTCTGCGAACGACACATGTTCCTCATAGTTATAGATATGCTCACGTTCGTAGTTGCGGAACAAATGCCGAATCTTATCTATTCCGGCGCCTTTCATATCTTCGTATGACAACAATGAATTGCCGGAGGATTTCCAACTTGCATGGGCATCGATCTGCCAACGGGCCAGCGAGTATTCGCTCTTGTCCTTCTTAACAGGCTGGTCGGCATAAGCGCGGGAGGTATCGGTAGGCAACTTGCGAAAAAGCAATACATATTCAGGGCATCCGATTCCCATCTTGGAACCATCCTTGCACATCTCGGTATAGCCCAAACGGTAGGTCTGATTGTTTTCCCTCACCACGTCAGTATCGACCGTAATGCGTCCCATATATCGGAAGCCATGCTTCATGTAATGAAATACAGTCATTTCGCTGAACGGGTCAATAGTTGGCATACCGTC